ACAACGCGACAGAGAGGGCTCCCCGAGGTGAGACCGGTTAAGGTTCCTCACCCCGTCGGCTCTATCAACGTTTATCCATTGGTTAGGGTTTCAGGTTAGGTTGGTGCAATACCGATGCCCCCATTCCAAATGGGTTTGCCCTTTACGTGGGACACCGGTCCTTCCCTCCACCCAAACAGCTCCCAAGAAGATTCGAACTTCTGTTGGTGGTTTCAAAGACCACAGTGCTAACCAACTACACCATAGGAGCGGTGGGCACTCGACCGACTACACGTCAGGAGTAGATATATCATAATCATGGGTCTCTTCTTTAAGCCCATTTACAAACTTCATACCAGCAAGTGAAACTGAAAATAGACCAGCAGATGTATTCGCGACGATCATGGGAACTACATCAAAGTGTATAGAGTACACCAAACCCAAACTACTTGCTAGAACATTTATTCCAAGGAAAGTATAATTGATAGCGTGGGTGTCCTTGGTCTTGTGAACATGCACTACCTGGGGGATAAACATTATCGAAATAAGTATAGCGCTCACCAGACCAATCCAATTTACGAAGGTGTCTGTATCCATACTCTTATTTATTTTCTAATTTTTAAGTAGGTATGGCAACAATCGTTATTTTGGTGTTAATCACTTTCTTCGTTATTGTAATCAGCCAAAAAAATTCGGTGATTTCAAATTATGAGTACAAATGTCATTTACTTACGTTGAAAAACTCCACAAAGCGACGTAAAACCTTTTTAAACCACCACAATTCTTCAATTCCCCTCGAAATTACATATGGTGTAGACACTAAACAATTAAAAAATGCACGAGAATTTGAACACCTCGTGGAACCAGAATATTTTGAAAAGGCTGTAGAAATACACTATGATAAAACAGTTAAGCGACCTGATATAACATATTTTAACCTGGGTGCCATTGGTGCATACATGGGACATATCAATCTCATGAAAAACACTACAAGTAAATATGTACTCATACTTGAAGATAATGTAATCATAAAATCAAACCAGTTTTACAACGAAGTACAAGATGTAATAGATAAATTGGGTGACAATTTTGAGATGTGTTTTTTTCACTGTTTATCTAGAATACCAACTAAAGTATACAGAGGTTTAGAAAGGGTTGAGTGGATTTCATCAATGAAATGTTACCTGGTGCACACTGAAAATATGAAAAAGTATATGAAATATTATTTCCCAATTGATAACCATGTTGACAATAAAACGGAAGATATCATTTCCAAAGGAGCTCGTGTATACTATAAAGATCTACGAAAGTATATCAAAATAGATAGAAGTGGTCCAAGCACAATTGGTCACAGTGACCATGGTAGACGTGAATTCTTTTCCCGCCAAAATCCAACCTACGTTCCCGATGATGTCTTATGGGGATACTAAGACCACGGGATTTGGTGGGGACTGTATCTACACGAATATTTCAAAAAGTCTACAAACTCTAAGAGGTCACCCTCACTTTGTATTACATCCAACATTCTACCAACATATGCATTATATGCTGGGTGACTACCATTATGTACGAGGCGATCCTCCCTCACATGGAGTATATGTTTACCTAATCGTGTAGGTAAGAGCACTACATTATCACCCGCATTCATGTCATATCTAAAACCCTTTATAGTTGGGTGTTCACGAAACTCTCTGGGTATGACATGATGGTCCTCCACAAGTCCCTTATTGTAGAGACCCCACCGCGTCTTGAACACTTTCCTCGCGACTGATCCGTAACGCATACAATCACTTAGAACTTTCTTGCGTAGAATTCCATTTCATCTACAAATTGTATTGGAGGAGCAGAAGAAACTTCCGGTTCCCCCCCTTCCTTCGTGTCTTCCTCGCTGTCTATTTTCCCGTTAGTAGACTTTTCCTCCTCTGCTAGGAGGCGCGCGAGTTCGGCGAGAGTGATGTCGTCGGAATAGTTAAGTGTCATTGTTTTTGTTTATTTTAAAAAATATAAATATTAACTTAGGTTCTCAAATCATTTTTACATATGGGACACATATGTAAAAATGATCCAAACGGGGCTCGAACCCGTGACCTTGGCGTGCCTTATGTGGGTGTGACTCCACTCAAACATACGGTGTATAAGCACCACGCTCTAACCAACTGAGCTATTGGATCAAAACTCATACATCGTGACAGTGAACCTCCCCTTCTTTCGAATTGTCGGTTCAATGAATAGTTGGATTATCTTATCTTTACCTCGTGTGGTACCTTTAACTTCCTTAGATTGTTTGTCTATTGTAGCCTCCGATTTAAACATAAACTCTTGTGTGGTGTACTGTTCCACCCCATCCTCCGTTACCACGACAACGTTATTGGGTGGAGATGTTTGAGCACCCACAAACTTGGGATCCTTGAACATCTCACGGAACATACCTATACTATATCAATATATTCCTCAAATTTCATAATGCTACCTCCACCGATGATAAAGTTAGAATATATTTGAGCATTTTCAAATGCTTCTCGAGCTACGCGCTCTGATAAAATCTTATCGTAGAGACATGGCTGAACATCGTATGCCTCAAAGGCTGGACTCATGACACTTACACAAGTATCAGTGTTTTGCTGTAAATACTCAACGATGTCCCAGTATCTATCTGTTCCCGTGACAAGAACCAAGGCAAATCCGTGTGTTTCATAATTATTTTTTATTTGATGTATGGAAATTTCATTTACAGTCAACCCGTTAACAATATCGGTAACCTGGTTGTAAATTTTACGCGTCATCATTTTTTCACTTGGCATTTCAACAAAAATAATAGAATGTTCGGATGCAGCTTTACGGTATGCATCTTCCATGTTATTTTCAAACTCTAACGCAGCTGTTCGGGAACCAATAGCTTCTAATCCCGGAAAATCGTCAAACATCGTCTTCGCTATTCCGATGATGTTTGTTTTGACTCTATCGTCGAGAGCGAGTAAAGCAGCGTTTTCCATAGACTTATTTCCACACAGACAGTAAAGACGATCTATATCCTTTAAACTATGTATAGCCATGTCAAGTTTCATTGTTTCACGTGAAAGTGTTGGCATCTCAGAACGGTCATTCACATTTAAACCCGCAAACCCACGTCTAAATCCGAATACATGATTTCCTTGAGATTTTTCATAAAGAGTGAGATCATGTACGAGGTTGTGAACACCTGGACACAGTCCTCCGGCGATCAAGATCCCAGTGTTCATTTATATAATGTATAGAAAAATCTCTAAGTTACTTAATTTTTCGTTTAAACATTAACAACTTTAAAATTTCACCAAAAATGAATGCCTGTTGGGTCATTACTAGCAACTTCGCGCGATCCGTCTTGGGACTTGAGTCACCATAGCCTACACTACTCATAGTAGTGAAAGAAAAGTAATATGGGTCGAGGGGTGAGCTGAATCCAAACTCCTCTGGATCCATCCTGCTATAAAGAAAACCATATAACAATGCGATAATTATAATAAGTCTAAATTTATCTATGGGTGTCATTATACTATTATTGAATATTTATTTCGGTCATATCTCTTGAGATATCTACACTCTTCCTTTTCTGACCCGCAAACCATCTCGATATAAGTTTATTTTTATTTTTTTTGGGTGTATCACATGCAGTTATAATACTCAAACCATTACATACATCGGGTTTATGGTCCTTATTAGGAAATTCATCATTAAACGCGTGTATAGAAATTGCAGGAATATCGGGGGCATCATCGAGAAGTCTGTCAAATTCTTCCCTCGCCTTTGAAACAAATTCCACTACATCCACCCGATACTGAGTTTCAAGTGATAGTTCCATATCTATGTTTCGGTAAAACTTTGAATACTGAATACACATCAAAGAATGAGATTCTGATAAACTTTGACATTGACTAAACTTGGAAATACTCGTGAGAATCCCCCCGACTACATTTAAAAAGGCAAAAATATATTGAATAATCGTTACATTCATACGCGCACCTGAGCTCATATCAGAACCACCACTAGTTGGGGATAGGACAGCAAAACCACCAACACCCGTTAAACTTGCTATGATAATACTTGGATATGAAAGTCTATCATTCTGCTTCTTGTAATACAACCTAGCATGATTGTGAAGCCAGCGGTATCCAGCCGCTTTTTCTGCCCATTTGATTAATAACTGTTCTTGTTTGTCACACCAACAATGGGGCACATCCTCTTCACCCATATCTATTAAGTGCTGAGAATATTTGCACACTCCCTCGCATAGGCATCAACCGCCTCGTTCTGAGGATTTCCATTGTGGGCCTTGACCCACTTCCAATCGATTATATCCATTTTATGGGTCAAAACGTCGAGTTGAATCCAAAGTTCCTTGTTTTTTACGGGCGTCCCTGACGCAGTCTTCCACCCATTCCGTTTCCAGTTTTTTATCCACGTAGTGATTCCCTGTTTCACATAGTTACTGTCCGTAAAAATACGCACCGAAAGGATTCCCAATTCCAGACACTTTTCAAGAGCCTTTACGACAGCGGTCATTTCCATTACATTGTTGGTGGTGTCCCTCATATTACCTCCAAGTTTCATACCCTCCCCAATAGCAGCCCAACCACCGCGACCAGGGTTACCCAAACAACTTCCATCTGTGTAAATTTCGTACATACTTACTTATTGTCGTTCTTTTTTAACTCGTGATATTCAACAGCCTTCTTTGGGGTCTTACAAATGATGTCACCACAATGGTCTCTATTTTGGTAAACGGAATTTATAGAGGTAGTCAGGTCCTCACATGTTTTAACTTTCCAACGCCCCAACATGGGTTTTTCCACTTTCACAAAAAGATCGATGATTCTTTTGATCATTTATTTATTACTTTATAGTAATGGACCCCGACTTAGGCTATCTAATAAAGGTTGTCGAGGAATATAAATATAGATTGACCGATGGTGAGTATTTAGAAATATGTAACGCTCTTAAAAATGCTCACCACAAAATTAAAGGACGAAATCGAGAAAACTTTGTGAGGAGAATCAGGAAAAGATTGGTTTTCGGTTTTGGTCTAGCTATTTTGTTGCTTCGTAAAAAATAAACTACGTTATATTAATGAAACACACTACCGCGATTTTAATTTCTTTACTCGTAGGGACAGCATATTATCGTATGATGGAAAAATCAATTCCTACCGACAAAAATTGTAGTTTTATCGCCAGTCCTATGACAGATTTTTTAGCATTTGTATGGGGAGCGATTGTGATAGGCTATGGATACACCTACGATAATGAAATACTCACAGGGTTGGGTGCATCAGTAATTGTCGAACACATTTGGCAACTCACACGGAAAGTTAATTAAATACAAATTTTAAGATACTTGAATATCTTAAAATTTGAAATTTGAAATTGGTGGATTTATACGAGCAAATTAGTTGGAGAACGCGAGGCCACCCATACCGGACTGGATGCGAAGGACGTTGTAGTTGACCGCGAACATGTTGAGAGTGAGGTTGGTGCTTTGGTTCCTCGCCTTGATCGCAACCTGCGCGTTATCGATGCGAGAGAAGTTGCAGGTGCCAGTGGGCTGGTGCTCCTCGGGCTTGAGCGCGAAGGAGTAGGAGTAGACACCAGGCATGGGGGAGCCGGAGTGGTGCTGGTAGGACTGGACCTGGTTGAAGTACTTGGACTTCTGCTCCTTGAAGCGGTCCTGGCCGTTGAGGACAAGCTTGACGGTGTCAAGGGGACCAACGGTCTCCTCATCGAAAGCAGTCGCAGTAGCACCCGCGCCAGCAAGAAGCTTGGGGGCACCCTGAGTGCTGAATTCGTCGTGGGTCTTGGAGGCGGCAAGATCCAAGTTCGCAACAGAGGTGGAAGCAATCGCATCAACGTCAGTGGTGAAGTTCCACATGGCACAGTTGGACGCGTCAGACTCCGAAGCACACCACACAAGCTCCTTCACTGGGTGGTTGTACGAGAGGCGAACCTGCTTGGTCTGGTTCTGTGTGAGAGTGTCCGCGCCAGTGTGCTGAACCTGCTCGATGAGGTACTCGTGACCCTTCTGCGCGAAGCGACGGCGCTCCTCAGTGTCGAGGTAGATGTAGTTGGCCCAGACCTTGAAGGTGGAGTTGTCTGTGTAGATCCCGAACTCCGAAGAGAGGTCAAAATCGAGACGCACCTCGTGGTACTGGAGCGCAATGAGAGGAAGCGCGAGACCTGGGTTGCGGTTGAAGAAAAAAATTAGAGGGAGGAACATATCACCGTCGGCAATAGTAGTTGTCATCTTACCCCAGGTCGACTTCTTGGCCGAATCGAGGTAGAGCTCGGAGTAGAGACGCCACCACTTCTGGTAGTGCTTGTCGACACGCTGACCGCCGATGGAAAGCTCGGCAGACGCAATCGCACGCTCGGCAAGCCATTCGTTGGAGATAGCGCCACCGTTGGCGGACACGACACCGAT